CTCAGAATCGATCACCTGACGGCCGATATCCAGCAGGTTCAATACCGCATTCAGCGGAGCTTCTACGAGGATCTATTTCTCATGCTCGCGCGCTCGGACGATATGCGCGGCGCGCAGCCGGTCACGGCCCGCGAGGTCGAGGAGCGTCACGAGGAGAAGCTGATTGCGCTGGGGCCCGTGCTCGAACGGACGAACGACGAATTACTCGATCCGATCGTCGATCGCGTCTACGAAATGATGGACCTCGCCGGGTTGATCCCGACGCCGCCCGAACAGCTCGAAGGCGTGGACCTCAAGGTCGAATATGTGTCGATCCTGGCGCAAGCACAGAAGCTCGTCGGCGTGGTCGGCCTCGATCGGTTAATGACCTCGGCGATGGGGCTCGCGGCCGTGTTCCCTGATGCGGTTCACAAAATCGACGTAGGCGTCGCGATCGATGACTACGGCGAAATGCTCGGCACGAACCCGAAGATCATTCGATCGAACGAGGACGCGCAAGCCCGCGCCGACGAAGTGAAGCAACAGCAGCAGCAGATGATCGACGCGCAAACGGCGAAGGATACGGCGGCGGCGGTGCAGTCGGCGGGATCAACGCCGATGGAAGGTGACACCGCTCTTAGCCGGGTAGTCGGCAACGTGGCGGCAGTCGCGTAGGAGTGGAGTCCATGAAGAAAGCAATTCTCGTATTGGTGCTCGTGGTCCTGGCGGTCGCCGAAGCGGGCGCCGCGTTCAACGCGGGCCGGGTGACAGTGGCCGTTACCGCAACGGCGATCTACACGGCGCCGCCGCGAGGCGCGTCGGTCCTGATCTGTAATCGGCACTCGGCGTCGATCTTTATCGGGCCGATCACGGTCACGACGGCGAACGGCTTCGAGGTCGCCGCGGGTGATTGCACCTCGCAGGTTCCTTTTAAGGGCGACACAATTTACGGCATCGTCGCCGCGGCAACGGCGCGCGTCGATTACACCGAAGGCAGTTACCCGAAGTGAAGACACTTCGCGCGGTGATCGGCGTCCTGACGGTGGCGCTCGCGCTTCTGGCGTTGTTGCCTGTCAATGCGTCGTCGCAACTGAGCTACTTCAGCGGGAGCCGGATGCAGATGGCATCGGGCAGCGTCTTCGACGGCGCGACCTACGGCGCCGCGGCACCGAATACAGTGTTTCTGATCGGCGCGGACCCGACGCAGGGGCAGACCCTATTCATTTGTAAGACGTGCGACAACCCATTAACCAATTACGAAGCCGGGACGATTGGATGGGCGGGAAACATCTTCGGAGTCTCGACGACGAAAGGCGGAACAGGCGTCGATCGCGCGATTAGCTTCGGCAACGCGAACGGCGGCTGGACGATCACCGCGGCAAACGCCAACCTTACCGGAGGCTCGGGCGATATGCTCGTCTTCGGTCCAAGCGGAGGCGGAATTCAGCTCGGGAGCAAGATCGTTGACGTGAACACGTCGCCGACGATCTCCTCTGGCTTCGGCACGTCGCCGACGATCCCGAGCGCGAACGGGACGGTCGCCTTCACGGTGAACGTAGGAACGGGCGGCGTCGCTACTACCGGCGTGATCGGGCTTCCGGCCGCGACAACCGGGTGGTATGTCCATTGTGACGACGTAACGACACAGACCGCGACCGTGTTCGTGACAAAGCAGATCGCGACGACGACGACGACGGCCACGATCGGGAGCTTCGATCAGGCTGGCGTCGCGTCGGCGTGGGTAGCGTCGAACGTCCTCGTCTGTGCGGCGCGAGGTTACTAAGATGCGAACAAAGATCGCGCTCGCCGTCCTCGCCGCGCTCGCTTGGCTCTCGACGACCTCGACGGCTCAGGAGTATTACAAAGCGGCGGGCGTCGCGCTCAGCTCGACGAACACGTTCACGGCCTTGCAGAAATTCGGCGCGGGCATCGAAACGTATCAGGACAACAACGCCTCGAACGTCGAAGGCGTGGCGATCGGACAGAATGCCTGCCTGGCTGATATCAGCGATTCGATCTGTATCGGCTTCAATTCTCTAGCGGGACAAGTCGGCAACGGAGGCGCGTCCACGGGCGCGACGAAGACCGCGATCGGTCGCCACTCGGGCTTCTCCTCGACCGGCGATCAAGGGATTTACCTCGGGCACGCGGCCGGGCAATACGCTTACGACTCCGGCGCCAGTGTAATCATCGGCTATCAGTCGGCGCGCAACGCAGGGCAAAGCGCGAGCTTCCACTTCTTTAACGGTGTGGCCGTGGGGAACGAAGCTCTCGGCGCGACGCTCTCGGGGCAGACCGGAACCGCAGTCGGATCGAACGCCGGGAAGAACTGCACGAATGCAGTTGGGACCGCGATCCTCGGCTACAAGGCCGGAGAGTCGGCGACGAATTGCTCGAATAGCGTCTATATCGGCAATCAGGCGGCGCAGTCCTTCAGCCGGAACAATACGCTCGTGATCGAAAGCGACGCGACGCTGGCGCCGCCCGGAGTCGGCGGATTGATTTACGGCGAGTTCGATACGCGAACAGTTCGCTTGAATGCGGCCACGGTTACGACGAAGGGCGTCGTCTCACCGTTGATCACCGTCGCAACGATCACGACGGCCGGAAACGTGACTTACACTCCGGCGAATCTTCTCGGCGGGTTGATTCTGCGGAACACGAACGGCGGCAACCGATCGGACGTATCGCCGACCGCGGCGCTACTCCTGGCCGCGCTCCCGCGAGCCGAGGTTGGTCAAGCGATCACGTTCACGATCCGCAATACCGCAGGCGCCGCGGAAACGATCACAATGACGGCTGGCACAGGCGCCACGTTGTCGGGCACGATGACGATCGCGCAAAACAATAGCAAAGAATTCATTGCGGTGTTTACCAACGTCACGGGCGGCGCCGAAGCCTATACGCTTTACAGTCTTGGGACCTTTGTTCACTAATGGAACCGCGCGCGATGGTGAAGAACGCCGCGGACCCGAAACAGGTCAAGGCGGCGGGGCGAAAAGAAAAGCAGGCCCGCGAGCGCGAGCTGGTGGATCTGCTCACGCTTCTGAAGACGGAGCCCGGTCGGCGGTTCGTGTGGCGGGTCCTGGGCTATTGCAAGCTGTTCTCGGACGTGTGGGACCCGTCGAGCCGAATTCACTTTAACGCCGGTATGCAGCACGTCGGGAACTGGTTACTCGGCGAGGTGATGGCCGCGGACGAAGAGGCGTTTTTTCTGATGATGCGCGAGAATCAAGCGCGCATGAAGGCCGAGCAGGTAGAGGCGGAAGCAACACAAACCAAGCGATCCGAGGAGAGGGCACGCAATGGCGACGACGAATGAAGCCGCGGCCGGGCAGGGTCACACCGATACCGGCGCCGCAGCAGCAGCAGGAACGACGAAACCGGCCGAAGGCGCGACGGGCGCCGCGGCAGACGACAAGGGCGCAGCAGCAGCAGCGGCGGCAAGCGCGGAGCCTGGCAAGGCCGGGACGGACGCGGGAGCAGCAGCAGCGGCGGCTGGGGCAGGTAAGGGAGCAGCAGCGGCGGCGGGCGACGGCACGACGGCGGAACCGTCGAAGGCGCCCGAGAAATATACGCTGGTGATCCCCGAGAAAAGCACGATCGACGACGGCGACGTGAAGGTGATCGAACAGGTCGCCCGCGAAAACGGATGGACGAACGAGGAGGCGCAAAGCGCGCTCGATCGTCATAACGTCACGCTGATCGAACAGAGCGAACGCTTTCTCGCATCGACGAAGGCCGATCCAGTATGGGGCGGCGAGCAACTGACGCAGACGCAGGCGCTCGCGAAGTCCGTCCTCGATCGGGTGGAGCCAGCTTCGACCAAAGAGGGCAAGGAGCTTCGCGCTCTCTTGGACAAGAGCGGCTACGGCAATCACATTCGGATCATTAGCTTCCTCGCGAAGTTGGGGAAGATGATGGCCGAGGATCAACCTGGCGCGGGCGGCGGCTCGGGCGGCGCGGCGAAGACCGTCGAAGAGACGCTTTACGACGCCAAGTAGATCGTTAGCGATAGGAGTTCGAGCTATGCGTTTTTCATTGTTGGTAATGGTCGTCGTCGCCCTGTTCACCGTGGATATTGGAGCGGTCGCTCAGGTCGGCGGCGCGATGAGTCCGCACTTCGATTGGTCGTCACTCTTCACGAGCGGCGTCCTCGTCTTCGGCGCGGCCTTGAGCACGGGTGCGTTGACGCTCGCCGAGTGGGCGAAGCGGCTCGATCCGGACGGCAAGGTCCCGACGATCGTTGAGCTGTTGTCGCAGACGAATGAAATCCTTACCGATATGCGATGGATCGAAGGGAACCTGCCGACCGGGCATCGAACGACCGTCCGGACGGGTCTTCCGGCCGTGGCCTGGCGCCTGTTGAACGCGGGCGTCGCGGCAAGCAAGAGCACGACGGCGCAGATCGACGAGCAGGCGGGTATGCTCGAAGCCTGGTCGGAAGTGGATAAAGATCTGGCGCTCCTGAACGGCAACGTCGCATCGTTCCGGCTCTCGGAGGCGCGGGCCTTCATCGAAGCGATGAATCAGGAAATGGCGCAGACGATGTTCTACGGGAACGGCGGGCTCGCGCCCGAAGAGTTCACGGGATTGTCGCCGCGCTACTCGCTGACGACTGCGGGCAACGGCCGCAACATCATCAACGGCGGCGGCGTCGGATCGGACAACATGTCGATCTGGTTGATCAACTGGTCCGAGAATACCTGCATGGGTATCTTCCCGAAGGGCTCGAAGGCCGGGCTCATCCACGAAGACAAGGGCGAGCAGATCATCCAGTCGGCGGGCGGCGTCGCGGGCGCGCGCATGGTCGCGCTCGTCGAGCGGTGGCAGTGGAAAGCCGGGATCGCGTTGAAGGACTGGCGCCATGTGGTCCGGATCGCGAACATCGACACGTCGAACCTCGTCGGCGCCGTCGCCGCCGCGGATCTCACGGAGCTGATGATCAAGGCGATCCATCGCATCCCGTCCCTCGGCATGGGCAAGCCGACCTTCTACATGAACCGAACCGCGTTCGAGTTCCTCGACATTCAGGGTCGCGCCGACACGATCAGCGGCGGCGGGCTCACGTCGTCGAATGTTGACGGTGTGCCGCGTCGCACGTTCCGCGGCATCCCGATCGCGACGGTCGATGCGCTGCTCGAAACGGAGGCCACGGTCCTCTAGGCGAGGCCCTGGGCTTCACGGTTCAACATTCTTTCAAGGAGCAGGGACAATGTTCATGGACGCTTTTCTTCGGGTAAGCAACGCACAGGCGTTCGGAGCGGCGGCGGTATCCACCGATTCGATCGACCTGGGCAACATCACGCCGAAGCGGCAGATCGGCACTGGCACGCCGATGGGCTTCGGCGTCGCGGTCACGACCGCGGGCACCGTGGCGGCAACGCTGATGGAAGTGATCTCAGCGACGGACGCCGCGCTCACGGCGGGTATCCTCGTGCATTCGGCGCGATCGATCCCCCTGGCGGAAACGGTGCTCGGCGCGTTGTTCTTCCTGCCGATTCCGCAGGGCACGCCGACGCAGCGGTTTCTCGGCGTGCGAATGACGACCGCGGGCGGGACCATCTCGGCGACGGTGTGGCTCACGGCTCACGATCTGTTCTCGCTGTTGCCGGTGCATCACGCTTCGGGCTACGTGATCAGTTAATTTCGAGCTGGTCGATCGCTATTGAGCCGGAGGGGCCCACGGGTCCTTCCGGCGTTCATCGTTTCAACGTGCCAATTAAGGAGTTACGCACATGCCACAGCGTCCACGCCGCGTTAAATATCCTCATCTCCCGAATTTCCTTCCGGATGCGCCGACCGTGCTTGCGGCCGACGCCGCCATCCCGATCGACGTTGATACGAATTTCCTGCTCACGAAAGGATCGGCGGGCGCCTACAGCGTTGCCGCGCCGGGTGCGGCCAACGTCGGCCGCGTGCTCGAAATCGAGACGGGATCGGACTTCGCGCACGTCGTCACGTTCACGGGCTCGACGCTTCGCGATGGCACGACCGGCGCGAAGATCACATGGACTACGGCGGCGTTCATCGGCTCCTCGCTCCGGATCAGGGCGATCACCGCGGCGTTGTGGGTTGTGGTGTCGAAGAACCTCGGCACGGTCGCGTAGGTCGCGCCCGGCTACAATTCAGCTTTAGGAGGGTAAGCAATGTCGAAGAAGAAGGCAGCTCCCAAGCGAGCAGCGAAGACGGCCGCGGGCGCCGCGGGCGCCACAGGGGCCGCGGCGGGCGGCAACGCGCAGAAGAAGGCCGCGGGCGGCGGCGGGCCGATCAAGGTCCGCGCGCTTCAGGCGGGCTATTACGACAACGTGCGACGCCGCGAAGGCGACGTCTTCGTGATCCAGCACAGCGGCGAATTTTCGTCGAAGTGGATGGAGCGCGTTGGCAAGAACACCCCGGAGAAAGTCACGACCGGGCAGGAGCAGATCAACGCCGAGCACGACAAGGTGTTGAACGAAAAGCTCGCGGGCAAAGCGACGGGCGGCGCGAATCCGCTCGGCGCCGAATAGATCGTTCACCAGCAGGCAAGGCACACGGGCGAGGGGCTTCGGTCCCTCGCCTAGCGTGAGGATGATCAGCCGATGGCTACAGCGACGAAATACCTCGAATACACGATCTTCCTCAAGGACAAGGCCGTCGTCACGGCCCAGCAGGCGGCGCATCCGGACGGCCTGCACATCGCGCCGGACGCCGCGGCGCTGACGTTCCTCGCGCCGATTCAATACACAACCGATCCGGTCGTTGTCCCTGGCATCCGTTCGCCCTGGCTGATTCTCGGCAGCGAATACCCTCGCAACGTCGCGACGTTCACGCGCAAGGTTGGCGGGTGGTTCGGGATCGGGTTCCTCTTTGGCACGAACACGACCTATCACTGGGTAGGAAAATTCGTCTACGCGAGCGGCACCGCCGCGGAGATTGACGGCGCACCGCAAGAGATCGTCGCGATGGCTCAGCGTAAATGGGTCATGGGGTTTGAGGCCCAAGCGGACGGCGAGCTGTTGAGCATGGGCACGGGCGTTCCATTCACGCGCGACGCCTCGCGCCACGCGGACGGCCTGGGCTTCCCGTATCGCGATGTAAATACAAATATGCAGGCGTTCGCCGCGAACGGCGGGGCGCCACTCGGCCCGGCAACCTGGGAGCGGTTCTATATTCGGATTCGCACGGCGCCGACCGTCTCACAACAAATCTGGCAGACCGGCAACGGCACCACGGGCGCCGTGATCGACGTGACCCCCGATGGTCATCTGCTCGTGCAGAACATGGTCGTCGGCGTCAAGACGCTTTACGCCGCGCCGGGGAAGGTGCTCACAGTCGGCCAGTGGTATCGGATCGATATCCTGCTTCGCTATCAGAACGCGGGACTCCTGAAGCTCTACGTCGGTCGCCAATTACTCGCCGACGTGACGATGGCCGCGGGCGCCGGAGGACTAAGCCAAGTCGCCAACCACGTTGTAAGCCTGCTCGGGACGGGCACGAGCGACGACACGTTCGAGGCCGATTTCGATGATTGGATCGGCGCGGAGTGGCCTACGGCAGACAGTCACGGAAAATACGTCGGGATCGATTGGTTGAACGGCTCGAAGGTGCAACGAGTCGGCGCGCGACAGCTCGGCGCGACGAATAACTTCACGGGCGACTATCGGTATCTGAATCAGGAGTCGCCAGCGACGGCGCCGACCAATGCGTCGATGACCTCGACGACCTCGGGCGACGGGCTCATTTACGACGCCGAAGATAAGAAGATCGATAACACGCCGGGATCGCTCGGGATCGCGGCGTTCGTGGCGTGCTGGTTCTATCAACAGGCCGCATCAATCGCCGGGACGCCCGCCCTCTTCGGCTGGCGTCATAACGGCCTGCTCGACCTGGCCGCGATCGCGCTCACGGTGAATAATTCCGAGTGGGTTCGGCGCGTCTATCGACCGACCGGGCTTACCGTTCCGCAGGATGTAACGCCGCTCGAAATTCATCACATCAAATACGGCAACGTGAGCGCGGCGCGGTGCTGGGGCTCGTGTGTGTCGGCCGAATTAATCGGCACGTTTGGATCGGAGGACGTGCCCGAAGACACCGCGGAGAGCGACTTTCCAACGGCCTTGCCGCCGAAGCGCGGCGTTCATATGTCGGCGTATCCCGAAAGCGCCTGGGTTCGCGCGACGCTCCCGCCAGTGTCGCCGGTAATCATCCACTCCGGAACCTACGTCGGCAACGGAACGGTAATAGAGCTGCAATTTCGGACGCCGGTAACGTGGTTACTAATCAAGCGCGAGGCGGCGGCAAGCGCGGGCGGCGTGTGGTGGTCAACGGCCGTCACGAACGGGCACTCGCAAGGCACGATCGGCCCGAACTCGGCCGTCCTGGCGCGCATCGATCCGAGCTTCACGCCGAGCGGTGTTGTCGATACACAAGAACAGCGATCGATCGTCCGGATCACTGGCGACAATGCGGTCGCCAACAATACGGGCGACACTTACAATTACATCGCCTTCTGCGATCCCGGCGCGCGTTTCAGTCTCAACGGCCAATTTTTCCATCGGCTCGGGATTGCGAATTACATCAACGCGCTATTCAACGCGGGATTCAACGCAGATGGGATCTTCTTCCAGAAGGAACGAATCGCGACCGTTGACGGCAGCTTCGCAAAATACTACAAGGGGCCCGGCCATGCGGCGCCGAACGGCTCGATCCTGAATGGCGCCGAAGCGGCGACGATCGCGGCCGAAGGCGCTGGCTCGATCACGTCCGGCGTCACGCTACATAACGACGCCTTTTGGATCGCTTTCGAGGCGTTCCGACAGGACGATCAGAGTAGCGATCCAAATAAGCATAAGGTCTTGAAAGTCGGCAGCTACACGGGCGACGGAAGCGCGTCGCGCACCGTGTCCTGGGCGCCGCCGACCGGACTCCGGCCGTTGTTTGCGATCGTGGTTCCGCACAATGCGGCGAGCCTGTTCCGCACGCCGAGTAACACGGGCACGATCAGTAACAACCTCTCTGGCACGCAGAACGCCGCGACCGGGATCACGGGCGGCGGGATCGATCAGTTCTCGGTCGGCTCGGCGTTGAATACGAATGCGGTCGTTTACGACTGGCTCGTCTTCCTCGGGAGCGCGACCGCGGGCAATGGTGGATGGTCGATCGATGGTGAATTCGCCTACATCGAACCGGACGCGCCGGACGGCTTCGCAGCCGTGGACCCCGACGAGCCCGATCCGGCGACGCCAGAAGATCCCGATCCCGATCCGGGCCCGAGCGACGAAGACGATTGCGACGCGGGCGAGGTCTGCGTCGCCTCGACTACGCGCGTTGTGAATGAAGCCCTTCTCGAGATCGGTTCAACAAAGGTGCTTACGAACTATTGCACCCAAGGAACGATCGAAGCTCAGGTCGCCCGCATCCTTTACGAGCCGAGCGTCCGCGCGACGTTGCACGCTTTCCCCTGGCCGTTCGCGACGAAGTATGCGGTCCTCGCGCTTGCGGCGACGCAGCCGACCGATCAGGACTGGGCCTTCTCGTATCGCCAACCGATCGATTGTATTTTCGAGCGGCGGATCGTCGTCGATCGCGGGCCTGGCGTGGACCCGAAGGGCCCGCCGTTTGAGTTGTCGAGCGACGCCTCGGGCGGCTTGATCTTCACGAACGAGCCGAACGCGGTCCTCGAATACACCATGCGGCCTTCGTGCGTCGCGTTCACTGGCGATGCCCTGTTCCGCGAGGCGCTGAAGTGGCACCTCTCCGCGGCGATGGCGCCGCCCGTAACCCGGATGGCCGACAAGGCGAAATTCTGCCGCGAGCAATTCGATCTGTGTATCGACAAGGCGAATGCGATCGTTCGACCGGATGATCCGGGCCTTCGCGACGCGCCAGCTTGGCAGGCCGCGGACGCTGGCGCGGGGTGTATGACGGCGAATATCAGCGTTGTCAATCTGGCGCTGATGCGGATCGGCTGCAACACGATCGCGAACCTCACGACGGAACAAAGCCGCGAAGCCACGTCGGCGAATTTGATCTTCGAGCATGAGCTTCGCGCGACGCTCCGCGATTACCCGTGGAAGTTTGCGAAGCGTTACGATCAGGCGTTGGTCCTGCTCGGCGGGACCGACACGGTTCCGATCAATCCGGACTGGCAGTATTCGTATCGACTCCCGGCCGACTACGTGATGGCGCGGCGGCTCGTGACCGATGGCACCGGCCGATCGTTTGAACGTTACCCGAAAACCTTCGAGGTGAGCACGGACGCGACGGGCCCGGTCCTGTTCACGGGCGAGGTTGATCCGAACCTCGAATACACCGCGCGGATCGGCTGTGTGGTGTCGCGAGCTGATGATCTATTCCGCGATGCGCTCGCCTGGCGGATCGCCGCGTCGCTCGCGCCATCCCTCGCGCAAGTGGACCCGGAGCGCCCGGAACAGCCGGGCCGAACGCCGGAGCATCCACCCGAGAACAGCCAGCGAGTTAGCCACAGGCCCAGCAAAGCCGCAGCGCGGGCACAGGCGGCGAGATATGCGTTCGCCCGTTACCTGGCGGTATTAGGGCAAGCGAGGGCTCAGGACGCCAACGAGGCGCAGCCGGAGAAGGACGGCGACGCCGAATGGATTGAAGGGCGGAACTAGCCGTGCCGATGGACCGCCCGGAAAGCGTGATCCAGCGGGGTTTCTCCGCGGGGGAGCTGGCGCCGGTCCTGCACGCGCGAGCCGATAGCCCGCGGTATGCGGACGGTCTTCGGACGTGTCGCAATTTCCTCGTGCTTCGACACGGCGCGGTCGCCAATCGGCCGGGCTTTCGATTCGTGGGGAGCTGCAAGACCGGGAGCGCGAACGTCCGGCTTCAGCGGTTTGTGTCCTCGACGCCGAACGAAAGCATCCTTGTAGAAGTCGGCGTGAGTTACTTTCGTTTCTATAAGAACGGCGCGCGGATCGAACTATCAGGACCGGCGACGGCGTGGAGCAATGTCACGAACTATGTTGTCGGCGATCTAGTGTCGAGCGCGGGCGTCAATTACTACGCCACGGCCGCGAGCTTGAATCAGGCGCCGCCGAATGCGGCCTTTTGGTATCCACTCACCGGCACGATCTACGAAATCCCTCACACCTACACAACGACAGGATTAATTGGCGGGTGGGAACAGAGCGGCAACGTGATCACGATCACGCATCGGCTTCATGATCCGCGCGAGCTGGTTTACTTCTCCGATCTGAATTGGGTGCTTCGCCTGGCGACGACTGAGCCCGCGACCGTGGAGCCCGCGAACCTCGTCCTCGTGGCGGGCGGCGCCGGAACTGTGCGCGTCGCCTACGTGGTCACGGCCGCGGGCCTGGGCACGTATGAAGAATCGCTCGTGTCGAACGTCGCGAACGATAGCACGTCGGCGACGCCCACGGACGCCGCGCCGAACGTGTTGACGTGGGACGCGCCGGTCGATCCGGTCGAGGAGTATTACGTTTACAAAGACCTCGGCGAGAACGGGGTCTTCGGGTTCATCGGCACGGCCCGCGGCGCCGAAGAGTTTCGCGACACGGGGCTTCTTCCGGATTACACGGTAACGCCGCCGCTCGCGCGGACCCCGTTCGTGAGCGCCGACACACGGCCCCACGTCGCGACGCATTATCAACAGCGACGCTTCTACGGTGGCAGCAACGCCACGCCGGACGGCATCGACGGATCGCGCGTCGGCTTCGTGAATAACTTCGGGATCAGCTCGCCGCTTCAAGACGACGACGCGCTTTCGTTCCGAATGGTCGGCTATCAACAGCACGCGATCCGCCACATGCGCGGGCTGAAGCGGTTACTCGTGTTCACGGACGGCGGGATCTGGACGGTCGGCCAACCGAACACGCCGCTCACACCGTCAACGCTCGGCGCCGATCAAGAGACTTACGCGGGCGTCGCCGAGGACGTGGTCCCCGTAGTGATCGGTAACTCAGTGATCTACGTGCAGGCCCGCGGCTCGATCGTGCGCGATGTGCAATTTGATCAACAGGTCGAGGGTTTGAACGGTCGGGATCTGACGCTGTTCGCGTCGCACTTGTTCGACGGCCACGAGATCGATCGGATGGATTACGCCGAAACGCCACACTCGATCGTGTGGGCCGTGCGCGACGACGGGACGCTGCTCGGGCTGACCTACATTCGGGATATGGACTTTTGGGGGTGGCACCGACACAACACCGATGGTGCCTTCGAGCAAGTCTGCACGATTCCCGAAGCGGACGGCGACGCGGTGTATTGCGTGGTTGGACGCACGATCAACGGGGCGAACGTGCGCTATATCGAGCGCCTGGCGAAGCGGGAAATCACAGACTTCGACGAGGATGTATTTTTCGTCGATAGCGGCTTGAGTTACAGCGGCGCGCCAGCGAACACATTCTCAGGGCTCGGGCACCTTGAAGGCGAACGGGTGTCGGTCGTTGCCGATGGCGCGGTGCTCTCGAATGGGAGCGACGGAACATCGTTCATCGTAGCGGGCGGCGCCGTGACGTTGCCCGCGGAATACTCGAACGTGCATATCGGCTTGCCGATTCAATACGCGGACTTCGAGACACTGAACCTCGACGCGCAAGGGACGGCGATCCGCGACAAGAAGAAGCGCGTCGGATCGGTCACGTTGATCGTAGACAAGTCGAGCCGATCGTTTCTCTCAGGTCCGGACTCGTCGAGTCTGGTCCGCTACGAGCTGGGCACGTTTGAAGCGATCGCAGACGAGCATACCGGCCACGTCGAGGTCGGACTTTCGACGAGTTGGAATGAACACGGGCGGGTCTTCGTTCGGCAAACGGACCCGCTACCGCTTACAATCTTGGGCATCTTGCCGAACGCCCTAACGGAGCCCTGATCATGACGAAGCTCGCGAACATGAAGATCGAACGCACGGCGGAAGAGGTGAAGCCCGCGGAGAGCATTCTCGCCGACCGGCCGATCTACCCTTACGGCCTGTGTGTGCGGCTCGACGACGACGCGCTCGACAAGCTCGGAATTTCGGACCTTCCAAAAGTCGGCGCCGAGCTGATGCTCTCGGCGAAGGTCACGGTTACGAGCGTATCGAGTAACGAACACCAGACCGAGGGCACCAAACACAAGCACCGGAACGTCGAGCTTCAGATCACGGATATGGGCCTCGGCGCCGTGCCGAAGGAAAAGAACACCGAAGACGAGCTTTACGGGAAGGCGTAACTCATGGCTATGGGTATGACCGGCCTCGCGCTCACGCTGGCCGGTATCGGCGGCGGGACGCAGGCGCTCGGCGGCTGGAAGGCTGGCAACGCCGCGGCGCGGCAAGGCGAAGCGCAGAAGGCCGCGTCGCTCGACGAAGCCGGGCTGGCCGACTATAACGCCGCGGTCGCCGAGCTGCAATCCGCGGACGCGATCGCGCGCGGGACTGAGGACGAGCAGCGGTTCCGAACGAAGGTCCGAGGCGCGATCGGCTCTCAACGCGCGGGCTTCGCCGCCTCGAACATCGACGTTAATTCGGGCACGGCTGTAGACGTGCAGGCCGACGCCGCCTTCCTGGGCGAGTTGGATGCGCTCACGATTCGATCGAACGCCGCGCGTGAAGCCTGGGGCTTCAAGGTGCAGGGTGAAAACTTCCGGCGCGGTGGACAGATCGCGCGCAAAGAGGGCGAGGCGTTCGCCGCCGCGGGCCGGTCGAATCGCACCGCATCGCGCTTCGGCGTTGTGTCGAGCCTCGTCGGGACGGCCGGGTCGCTCCTCGCGGCAAAATACGGATTCGGAGGAAATTAAATGCCAGTCGTTCGACGTGAGCGCGAAATCTCGACGGCGCCGCTTCCCGGCGTGCGGAAGACGGCCGCGCTCACGGCGATCTCCGAAGGCGCGGGCGTTGAATCGGCAAAAGCGAATATCGGCGGCTCGATCGCGGGCCTGGGCTCGACGGTCGCCCGGATGGGCGTCGGCGCGTTCGCGAAAATTCAACAGGACGCGCGCGATCGTGCTGATAGCGTCGCGGTCCTCGAAGCCGAGCGGAAGCTGTCAGAGTGGGAAAACAAGCGGCTCTACGATCCACAGAACGGCGCGCTCAACGTGCGCGGCAAAGCGGCAATGACCTTGCCGGAAGACCTCAAGAACGAATACGCGACGCTGACCGGCGAAATCGAACAAGGGCTCGGATCGGATCGGCAGCGGCAAGCATTCGAGCGCGTGAAGACTTCGCGCGGGATGGGTCTGGATATGACTATTCAGCGCCACGTCTTCGGCGAAATGAATCGCTACGAAGGCGAGGAGCTGAAGGCGATGGTCGAGAACGCGCAATCGGCGGCGATTGCGAACGCGCTCGATCCGGCGCGCGTCGGCGTCGAACTCGACCGCGCGATCGGCGCGATCAAAACACACGCGCCGCGCCTGGGCCTGGGCCCTGAAGCGGTAGAGAAACAAGTCGCGGCCGTCACGTCCTCAACACACGTCGGCGTAATCGATCGCCTGCTCACGAACGACAACGACAAAGCCGCGCGGGCCTACTTTGAAGAAACCAAGGGGCAGATCAGCGGCGAGGCGATCGCGAAAGTCGAGAAGGCGCTCGACGAGGGCACGCTTCGAGGCGAGTCACAACGCAAGGCCGACGAAATCGTTCTCGCGGGTGGCACGTTGACGGATCAACGCGAGAAGGTCCGCGGGATCGACGATCCGAAGTTGCGCGACGCGGTGCAGGCGCGGGTCGAGCACGAGGCGCAAGTTAAGGACCGCATCGATCGCGAGACGGAAGAGGCGACGCTGCAGCAGGCGTATAACACCGTGGATAAGACCGGCCGGGTCGATAGCATTCCGCCCGCGCAATGGGCGAGCCTCGACGGCGGCGCGCGCTCGGCGCTTCGGAACTATGCCGAGCACATCGCGCGCGGCGTGCCTGTGAAGACGGACCTTCCGACCTATTACGATCTGATGCAGAAAGCCGGGACCGATCCCTCGGGCTTCGTCACGGAAAACCTTTTGAAATATAAGGCGAAGCTCGACGAGGTGGAGTTCAAGCAATTAGCGGGCTTGCAGTTGCAGATCCGCGCGGGCAACACGCGCGCCGCCGATAAGGACCTGGCCGGATTCCGAACCAATTCGCAGATCCTCGACGATTCGCTTCGACAGTATGGAATTCATCCGGACGGCAAGGACCAGACCGAACAGGAGCGGGTCGCGATCGCGCAGCTCCGGCGAATGCTCGATCAACGAGTCGAGGCACAGGAAGGGCTGACCGGCAAGAAGGCGGGCAACGTCGATATTCAGCAGGCGGTCGATGATCTGCTTTCGGCGCGAGCCGACGTGAAGACGCCTGGCACCTGGGGCGGGCTGTTCACGTCCGAGCCGTTCTTCACAACGACAACCACGAAGCGATTGATCGACATGAAGCCCGGCGACGTGCCCGAGCAGTATCGCGCGCAGATCGTAGCGGCGTTGCAGAAGGCAAAGCGGCCCGTAAGTGACACGACGATCCTTGATCTGTATCTCGAAGCGCGGGCCCGCGGGCAGATCAAGTAATGGCGGGCAATCAGTTCGACGAAACGCTTCAGGCCATCGACGACGAGCAGGCCACGCCCGCGGCGCCGAAGAACCCGTTCGACGAGGTAATTCAGCAGCAGGACACATCACGCGAGCGGGGCATCCGCGCCGCGGCGATCGAGACGCAGAACCAGACGCCGGATCGCGCGGCCGACGTGTTGCGCTTGTCGCGCGGGACCGGGATCGCGCCGTCCATCGTCGAGCGTAACTTCGACGAAATCAAGAAGCGGTCAGAGCTGGCGAACACCCCGTTCGATAAGATCATGCGCGAGACGCCCGCGCTCGCGGAGTTCATCTCGGAGCCTGCACACCTGGCGATCGTAAAGGACGACCTCGAACAGCTCGGCGCGATCGAATGGCTTCTCACAGCGCCGGGCCGATCGTTTGCGCGCGGGATGAACCAGATCGAGGTCGGCCAGCTTCGCGCGGCGAGCCTCTATCGAGAGCTGACACAGGAAGAACACGATCGTCTGAATTCCGCGCGGCTCCATATGGACGAGGGCGGAAAGCTAGGCGTCGGCGATTCGTGGTTCCGCGGCGCCGTGACCGGCACGGCCGGGCAGCTCCCGATCCTCTTCGGCGCGACGATGGCCGGATTGAAGCGCGCGCCGATCGGTGTGGGCGCGGGTGCGGCGATCGGCGGTGCGGCCGGAGCGTTGGCTGGCGGCGTTGGCGCGGCGCCTGGCGCGTTGGGCGGCGCCCTGTTCGGCGGGACGAGTAGCCTCGGGATCGGCGCGGCCGAATATACCTTTCAGCTCGAAGCCGGGCTCGCGCTCGATGAATTCCTGACCAACGATAAATTTCGGGACGAGCTGGGGAACCAGATCGATCCGAATGCGGCGAAGGCCGCGGCGATCGGCGTCGGCGTGTTGAACGCCGGGCTCGAAGTCGTCGGGCTCGAAGTCCTGGCGCGCTCGATCCCTGGCGTGAAGAACATCTCGAACGCGCTCACGCGGCGAGCCGTCGAAGCGGCCCTGCAATCGCCTACGGCGCGCCACGCGCTCGCCGAGGCCGGGAAGCTCTACGCGGGGACCGTGCTTAAGGAAACGGCCGTAGAGGTCGCCCAGCGAGCCGTGACCATCATTGGCGGCGAGGCGGCAAAGATTCAAAGCGGGCAGGAGTTCAAGCCGACAGAAGTAGGCGACGTGGCCGCGGACCTGGCAAGCGAGGCAATGGGGGCGCTTCAGAGCTTCGCGTTTATGTCACTGCCCGGCCCGGTGATGCACGTTGCGATCGACGTGCAGCGGTCGCAGGCCGCGGCGCAAAACGTGGACTTCTTTAAGGCCCTGGGCGGCGCCGTCACGTCGTCGAAGACGCTCGAACGGATGCCCGAGGCGATGCAGACGTTCATCGAGCAGGCGACGAAAAATGGTCCGCTCGAAGCGGTTTACGCGCCGGTCGATACCTTCACGACCTACTGGCAAGAGAAGGGCGAGGACCCGGCCGCGATCGCCGCGGAGCTGACGGGCGATCGGACGGCCTACGCGAGCGCGGTTCGCACGGGCGAGGATCTGGTCATTCCAACCGCGAAGTATGCGACGAAGCTCGCGGGGACCGAGCACAATGCTTACTTCGCGAATGAGCTTCGGCTGGCGCCGGACGCGATGAACGCGCGCGAGTCCGCGGCCTTCGTCGAGGAACAGAAGCAGGCCGCGGAGCTGGCGCGCTCCGAAGCGTCGGCGCCGGAAGTATCGCCGACCGCGCCGATCCGCGAGGCGCTACTTCAGCAGCTCGAAACGGCGGGCGTCGAGAAGTCCACGGCCGCGAGCTATGTCGATCTGTATGAATCGACATTTTCAAACCTGGCCGAACGCGCGGGCGTTGACCCCGTGCAGTTGTTTCAGCAATACGGGCTGACGGTCAATCGGCCGGAGCTTCAACAGCAGGCCGCGGCGCCGGTCGCGAATCCAGAAGTCCGGCAGATTCTCGTGGACCTGGCAGCGACGCAGGCCGAAGAGGGCGCAGCGGCGCGCGCGAAGGGCTCGGACGTGCCGGACAATGCGGTCGCCCAGCAGCTCGAACGCGAGCGCACGGCGCCGCCAACCGGAGACGAGCCGGGAGTCGTGGTCCAGGTCGAGCCCGCGGCGGCAAAAGCGGCGGCGCCTGGCGATGCCTACGCGGCCCAACGGGACGTGCTCGACGCCTTCCCGGCGATCGACGTTGAGCAGATGAAGCCGAGCGAAATCGTAACGGCCTATCTCGACGAAACCTACGGGGCGAACGCACTCGGGACGCGCGCCATTCGCGACAGCGTGCTCAGCGAGACAGCGAAGACGAGCAAGAACAAGCGCGAACAGAAGAACAAGATCCTCGATTGGATTCGCGGGTTCGATAAGAAACTCAGCGCCGAGAGTGGGCAGGAGCCCAAGGTGCAGCCGAGCGCACTTCTTGACAAGAAGGCCGCGGCCGAGCAGACTACGGAAGGACCGACCGATGCCGATTCCGAACCTCTCCCGAGTCGCGGAGCTGATCAAGCGCGGAGCCCTGCCGGGGACCGCGTTCCGGCAAGCGATCCGGGAAGCGGCAAGACCAGCGCAAAAGCCGACAAGCACTTCGCCCGCGTCTTCGGGTCCATCCTCGACAGCGCCCGCGCCATCGATCCCAACGTCAACGAAGCCGAGCTAAAGGCCGAGTTCGATTACCGCGTTGATCTGCTTATGGATCAACAGCAGAACGCCGCGAACAGCGGGTTCACGCCGCACAACGTCTTACGCGCGATCGCGGCCTACGGTGGGATCTCGCTCGATCCTGGCGCCGAACGAGCGTCCGAGATTTTGCAGATGTTCGGAGGCAAGACGCCAGCGTTCGGCGCGGTGGCCGGTATCCGTGGCGTGTTCCGCACGAAGTCACGCGCGACAACGGCCAACAAGAAACAAGCGGGCTACGGCGCCGATGTGATCTTGCAGAGTCTTCAGGCCGATCCCGAATTCTCGTGGATCGAGTCCGTCGATATGTTGATGGATCAGATCGACGAGGCGGCGCGGCACAGTCGCGACAAGTTCGAGATCGTGCTTCCGGGGACCGAGGAATTACGCGACGTGAACATTCGCCGCGAGGCCGTGTGGTGGGATCGGCCGTGGCGTCCGGTGGATCTGCTCGAAGGCGACGTCAACGAATCAGAGATTGCGGGCGCCGAAGGCGATACCTCATTCGACGTAACGGAGTTTAACCATAGCCTCTTCGACGAGTTCGAGGCGATGGAGGAGCCCGCGGGCGATACGCTCGCGACGGGCGAGAAACAGCCGCGGCTCCCTGGCGACGTGGGCAGCGTGCGCGAGCAGGAGACGGCAACGCCGGAGGTCGCCGATCTGCCATTCGCGTTGACGGCGCCGACCGCGAAGCCGACGAAGGCCGCGGCCCTAAAAGCGCCATCGGCGGAATACCAGGCCGCGCTCGAAACGTCGCGCGAGGCATCGAAGGCGTTCGCCGACGCGACGCGCCGCTATCGCGCGCAAGAGATTGACGACGCGGAGTATCTAGCGGCGAAGGACGCCGATAAGCAGGCCGCGGCGGCGTTCGATGCGGCGTTTGCGGCAGAAGAGGAACGACAGGCCAGCGGCCGAACGCTGTTCCACGCCGACGAGGAGCTAACGCGCGAGTCGGTGCAGAAGTGGGCCGAGGATATGAAAGCGATCGCCGGGCCCGATCTGAAGTCGTTTGCCGTGAACCTCACGACGGCGGGCGATTTATCTCTTGACTCGATCATCGTCACGCGCGGCGCGCAACGCGCGGGCTTGGGCTCGAAGATGATCAAACAGTTGACGCGCTACGCCGACGCGCACGGTCGCCGGTTGATCTTGACGCCTGGGCAGCGTGATCCAATTCACGGCACTACGTCGCGCGCCCGGCTCGTGAAGTTTTACAAGCGGTTCGGCTTCGTCGAGAACAGCGGCCGTCACAAAGACTTCAGTATCTCGGCGGGCATGTTGCGCGAGCCGATGCTTCCGAGTGTCGCGAAGGTCGAGAATTTCGATCGATGGTTTGGCGATTCGGCGGTCGTTGGCGACGACGGTAAACCGCTTCGCGTGTATCACTCCACGGCCGCAGACTTCGCGGCGTTCGATCCTGATAGTTCGGACCTGGGATCGCACTTCGGAACAGCATCGCAAGCTGGCGAACTGGCGAAGCGCGGTCGGCCTGGCGAAAAGACGATCCCGGTGTATTTGAGTATCCAGAACCCGTTGCGCTTGCGCGACGATGGGACGTTCAATTATTACGCGGTGCTCCCGCAGCTCGTCGAAAAGGGCATCATCACGACGGAGCAGGAGGAGGCGATCCAACGGTCGGCGTTGGGGACCGGGCTCCGCGAAGACGCGCAAGCGAACGGCGAGCGGCGGAAGAAAGAGGCGACGAAGGCCGTCCGCGAGATTATTGAAGCGGCCGGTTACGATGGCGTTGTCTACCTCAATCGGGAAGAGGGCGTCACGGCGTCGCAGGGCGATCGCGCAGAAGCCGAGGCCGCGGGTATGTCCGACGAGGATTACGCGAGCCGATACGGCGCGACCGATTCGTGGATCGCATTCAAGCCCGAGCAGATTAAGAGCGCAGTCGGGAACGTCGGCGCGTTCGATCCGGGGAATAAGTCCATCCTCGCGCACGAGGAGGAGGGCCCGAAGCGGCGCGGCTTTATCAGGTTCGGGAACGATCGGCAGTTCTCGATTACGTTGCTACAGAATGCGAACCTCGCGACGTTCCTACACGAGACGGGCCACTTCTACCTCGAAGTGTTTACCGACCTGGCGAACCTCGTCGCGAAGATCCCGGTCGAACAGCGGACGCCGCAGCAGCAACAGGCGCTCGCCGATCACGCCGCTCTCATGGAATGGATGACCGACGAAGATCACGTCGGACCCGGTTTCAGCACGAAGCAGCATGAACAATTCGCGCGCGGCTTCGAGGCGTATCTTCTCGAAGGCAAGGCGCCAAGCGCCAAGCTCCGGTCGTCGTTCGCCCGGTTCCGCGCGTGGCTCGTGGGGATCTATCGTTCGATCAAAGGCTTGCGCGTGGATCTGACCGACGACGTGCGCCGGGTCCTCGATCGGATGGTCGCGACCGACGACGCGATCGCGAAGGCCGAGCAGGAGGCCAGCGTAACGCCGATGTTCACGACGGCCGAGTCCGCGGGCATGGGCCCGGCCGAGTTCGAGCTATATCGCCGGACGGTGCAGGACGCCTCACGCGCGGCGCGCGAAGGGCTCGAAGTGCAAGTGCTCGCCGAGGTGCAACGCGAACAAGAAGCCGCGTGGAAAGCTCAGCGGACAGAGCTACGCGAGGCCGTGGCCGCGGAAACTCACGCGATGCCGGTCTATCAGGCGATCGCGGCGATGCAGCGGGGCACGAATCCGGACGGCTCGCAGCTCGTCGAAGGGCTCGACACGCCGCCGCTCAAGCTCTCGCGAAAGCTCCTCGTCGATCAGTTCGGCGTCGAGCGCCTGAAGCGGCTCCCGCGGCCGTATATCTATTCGAGCGAAGGCGGGATGGACCCCGGCGTCGTCGCGGGCATGTATGGCTATTCGTCGGCCGATCAGATGCTGAAGGCGATCGAAGAGGCCGAGCCGATGAAGGATCGGATCGAGCGCGAGACGGATCGCCGGATGCTTTCGGAGCACGGCTCTTTACTGCTCGACGGCAGTATTACAGAGAAGGCACAGGCCGCGGTCGCGAACGAGCAACGGGAAGAAATCATTCGCGCGGAGATTGGCGCCCTGGGCAGGCTCCGGCGCACCGCGGCGCCGTTCCTGAAGGCCGGGCAGCAGGCGGGACAACAAGCCGAGCGCGCCGAACGCGATTACGAGCGACGTTGGTTCGAGGCCGAAGCGAAGTTGCGAATCGCGATCGCAGAAGGTCGAAAGCAAGTCGAGGTCGAGGCGCTTCGTGCCGAGGTTAAGGATCTGAAGGCGCAAGCGCGCGGCGGCGCGGCGACGATCAATGCGGCGATTCCGCCGATTGACGCGATGCGAGAAGCGGCTCGAGTCCGCGTTGCGGGAACGAAGGTCCGCGAGCTGAGGCCGGACGTGTTTTGGTCGGCGTCACGTCGAGCCGGGCAGAAGGCGATCGACGCCGCGGCGCGACAGGACTTCGAGGCCGCGATCGTGGCGAAGCAGCAGGAGTTGATCAATCTGGCGCTTTACCGCGAGGCGTCGCGCGTGAAGGCCGAAATCGAGAAGCGGATTCAGAAGGCGATCGATCTGGCGCGGCCCGCGGCACAGAAGCGGCTCGGGCTGGCGGGCGAGTCGTATCAGGAACAAGTAAACGCGATCCTCGATCAATATGATTTTGCGCGACAGACAGGGAAGCTGCTCGACCGGCGCGAATCGTTGCGCCAGTGGGTCAACGCGCTACAGGCTCAAGGCTTGCCGGTGGAGATTCCGGAGGACGTGCTCGACGATTCACGTCGAACGCACTACACCGAATTAACCGTCGATGAGCTGACCGGCATAACCGACGCGCTCGATCATATCGTCCACTTGTCACGGTTGAAGAATAAGCTCCTGAAGACACAAGCCTCGCGCGACCTACAGGCGACGGCGACGGCGCTCGCGGATTCCGTGCGCGAGCACTACACGGGCACGCGCGACAAGTCGATCGAAACACGGCTCCCGGCCGAGGCGACGGCCCGCACCCTGGCCGGGTTCTTCGCGTCCCATCGAAAGCTCGCGAGCCTGGCGCGCGAAATGGACGGCTTCAAAGATGGCGGGCCGATGTGGGAAGCCGTGATCCGCGTTCTCAACGATGCAGGCAACCGCGAAGCCGTAATGAACGCCGAGGCCACGCGCGGACTATCTGAGCTTGTTCAAACGGCCTACCCTGGCCGCGAGCGCGTGCGGCTTTACGAGAAGGTGCATATCCCGGCGATCGGGTCGAGCTTGTCGAAGATGGGCCGAATCGTGGTCGCGATGAACTGGGGAAACGAGGGCAACCGGCAACGCATTCGCGGCGGCTACGGTTGGAACGATGTGCAAGTGCAGGCGATCCTCGACACGCTCGACAAGCGCGATTGGACCTTCGTTCAAGGGGTGTGGGATTTTATCGATCGTTACTGGCCGGAGATTGAGGCGAAGCAGAAGCGCGTTACCGGCGTCGCACCCGCGAAGGTCGAGGCCGCGGTCGTGAAGACGAAGTTCGGCGATTACAAGGGCGGCTACTTCCCGATCAAATACGACGATCGGCAATCGGCACAGGCCGGGACGCACCTCGATCTAGAAGTCGGCAACCTACAAAAGCAAGCGGCCTACGTGAAGGCGACGACGAAGCGCGGGCACACGGAGGCGCGCGTCGCCAAAGTCACGATGCCGGTTCGGTTGGACTTCGGCGTTCTCTTCGAGCACGTTCAACAGGTGATCCACGATCTGAGCCATCACGAAATGTTGATCGACGTGGGCCGCGTCCTCGGGCACCGCGACGTGCAAAAGGCGATCTATGAAACCTATGGCGACACGGTATATCGCCAGTTCAAGGACGGCCTTCGCGACGTCGCGTTCGGAGTGGTGCCAGCGGTGACAGCATTCGAGAAGGGGATCAACCATCTACGATCCGGCGCGACGATCGCGGGGCTCGGGTGGAACCTCACGACGGCGATGCTTCAGCCGCTCGGACTCACGCAGTCGATGGTAAGGATCGGTCCAAAGTGGGTCGCCCGCGGCTTGTGGCGATGGACGCGCGACGCCGCATCGATGGAGAATTCGGTTCGATTCATTACCGATCGTTCGGACCTTATGAAACTCCGCGGCCAAACGCAGCAGCGGGAAATTAACGAAATCCGCCAAGCGGTCGGCGTCAACACGGGCAGGTTTTCCGGGTGGGTCGATGACGCGCTCCGCACGACAACGCTCGACACGGTGAGTCGTCAAGGCGTGGTCGATTCGTTCTTCTTCCTGATCCAGCAAATGCAGCGCGTCGCCGATGTGCCGACGTGGCTAGGGCAATACGAAAAGTCGATGGAGGCGGGCGAATCAGAAGCTCGCGCGATCGCGCTTGCCGATCAGGCCGTGCTCGACGCGCAAGGCGGCGGGCAAGTGAAGGATCTAGCAGGCGTGCAGCGCGGCGGGCCCCTGCTCAAGCTGTGGACGAACTTCTATTCGTTCTTCAACACGACATATAACCTCACGGTTGAATCGACGCGACGAACGAAGTTCAACAAGCCGGGGCAGATCGGGCGCCTGGCCGTCGATTACCTGCTTCTCTACACAATCCCGGCCACGGTCGGCTATGCGGTTCGGCAAGCGTTGAAGCCGGGCGATGACGACGAGGGCCTGGCCGAAGCGTTGATCCGCGAAAATCTCGGCTACATGATGGGGACGCTGCTCGGGCTCCGCGAATTGTCCGGCAGCGTGCAGGGCTATTACGGTTATGAGGGGCCCGCGGGCGCGCGAGCGTTTGCGACGGCCGCGAAGCTCTTGCAGCAGGTTCAGCAGGGCGAGGTAGATGCGGCCTTCTGGCGCGCGTTGAACGACCTGGCGGGCATCCTGTTTCATTATCCGAGCGGACAGACCAAGCGCACGATCGAGGGCATCGCGGCGATCGCGGAAGGCACGACCTCGAATCCCGGCGCCGTCGTCGTCGGCGCTCCGAAAGAAAAGAAATGACCGCGAAGCTCTGATAGATCAATAAACACCCGAGCTGCACGCTACTAGCGGCGGCGCGGGCAGAATCATTACGTCAATCGTGTAAACTTCGGGGGCGCCTTCAGATGGAAGCAGACGACGGCCGCGTCGATCGTAGATTGGAAGGACGAGTGCGCGAACTAGAGAATAAAGTTCACACGCTTGAGCTATCCGACGCGCAACACAAGATCGAAATCTCCGGCTTGAAGGGCGAGATCAACGGCCTTCGATCGTCGTCGGCTTCATCGTTCGAGGTGAAGGCCGCGAGCGATTTGCTACGCGCGGAAGTGAAGGGCCAGTTCGAGGTCGCTAACAATCAGCTCGGGAACATGCACAAGGATCTGACAACGATCAAGACGATCGGGTGGTCTTTTATTTTTATCATCGTGGCCGGGTTCATCGGCGCGATCGCAACCGTGGTGTATCGCGTCCAATGATCGAACAAGTAACAAAGTTCATAATCCCCGCGGCCTTCGCGTTGCTCCCGGCGTCGATGAATTCGCAGTCGGCAAAAGCGATACTCCTCGCGATCGGTTTGCAGGAGTCGCGCTTTCTGCATCGACGCCAGGAAAACTTCGGACCCGCCCGCGGCTTCTGGCAGTTCGAGAAGGGCGGCGTCCGCGGCGTGTGTCGCCATCTCAAGACGCGGCAACATCTCGAAGACGCGCTTCGCCTGCTTCGTTACGAGAAGCTGATCGGCGCGAAGATGGCAACGGCCGAATTACACTACGCGCTCGAAGACAACGACGTTCTAGCGGCCGTCTTCGCGCGGCTCCTGTTGTGGACGATCCCCGGCCCGTTACCTGGGCCGACCGACGAGGCGCTGGCTTGGGATCAATACCTCGAATGCTGGCGCCCTGGGAAACCGTATCGGGCGACGTGGAAAGCGTTTTTCGGTGAAGCGTGGGATCGTGTTTTAGAAGTGGAGAAAACCTAATGGTAACGATCGTTATTCTGCTCGGCGTCGCGCTCCTGCTCGGGGTGCTCTATTTGTTTTACATGGGCGCCACGGTTCCGCCCGCGATCCAGAAGGTGCTCTTGCTGGCGATCGCGATCTACCTGCTTCTGTGTGTCGCGCATCAAGCCGGATGTTCGCCGCCGTTCCTATTCCCACGTCCAACGGAGATACACCAATGAACCCGACCGACGCCGATGTGAAGCGCGCTACCGATATGGCGCAAACGCTGAAGACGCAGGGCTACTTCGCGAAAGTGAAAACCGGCGACGAGAAGGCCGCGTCGTATTTCTCGCGACTGGTGGCGTCCACGGTGAACCCAAGCGGCAACGTGAACGATTGGGGTTGGCTTGCGAAGGGCGGCGGCTTCAATGTCGAGGGCTACGCGGACGGCGCGATCGTCTTCGGCAACAATCCGGCCGACCTGAGAAACGTGCTCAAGATTGTGACGCAGGTTGGATCGAGCAATCCGAACGACATTCAGATCGGGTCCTCAGTGCAGGACCGGCGCCCGGTGGATACCTGGGAGAAGCCGGTGCCGTTGCCGGATTCGATCCCGTCGTATCTGCTCTCGGGCGGGCTCCCGGTGCCGATCCCGCCGCCGACGCCGAGTGTTCCGTCCTATGAAGCGATGGGCGGCGACGCTGGCGGGCAAGCCATGTCGCGGGTGATGGCCGCGGACTATGCCACGGCCGGATACGCGGTCGATGGAGACTTCGGGACCTGGCCGTGGCGCACGGCTTACGATTTCATCGCGGGCATTTGCAAGAGCGTCGCCGAGTCGGTCGCGAAGCATCAACCGGAGTGGCGCGCCGAGTTGAACAAGCGTCGCGCGAACGAAGGCAAACCGCCGATCGCGTGGTGATATGGACCCCATGAACAAAGCTCTCCTCGTGATTCTCCTTCGGCAGATCGCGCCGCTCCTCGGCGGCGCTGGTCTGTTCTCGGACAACGACCTCGGCGAAATTGCGGGCGGGCTGATCCTGCTCGGGTCGGTCGCCTATCACGCTTACCAACGGGTGCAGGGCAGAAAGGAAACGTTCAAGGTTTCCGATCTGCCCACAATGTCGTTATTGACCCTGAGCGGTCCCGGCCCGATCGCGGAGTCGGCGCAACGGCACGCGGAGGCGATCGCGAAGGTGCAGACCGAAAAGCCCGCGGCGTTCACGGTCGGCGCCTACACGGACGGGCGGGAGGTCCGCGGCGAAGTGACCGTCGATCGCAAGTGGAACAATGGATTCGGGCTCACGGCCTACCTTCGCGGGTGGTATAACGCCGCGCCGGTAACGCCGCTCGCGCCGAAGAAATTCGGCGGCGAAGCCGGGGTCGAAGGCCGTTACGAGTTCCCGCAGAAATAGGCACTTCTTGACAAGAAGTAGAGGGCTCCCGTAAGCTCTCGAACAAGGCAGGCGCCCGCGTGGAAAATGGGGCGCGGGTGCGTGAGGCGCCCGCGAATCAGAGGGCCCACGCGCGGCGCCTGCCTGTTACCTATGTCGAAGCCCGTCGAACACACACCGTCAGAAGCGCGCACGATCGAGCGCGTGAAGATCGACAGCTCGAATATAACGAGCGTCGGATATTCCGAGGACCGCCGCGTTCTCGCGATTCAATTCCTAAACTCCGGGCTCGTCCTGCACTATTACGATGTGCCGCTCGAAGTCTTCGAGGCGTTCGGACAAGCGCCGTCGCGCGGCTCGTTCTACGCGAAGCAGATTCGCGGGAAGTTCACGGCGAAGCCAATGTCCGGACTGTGCCCGAAGTGTGCGGCCTGGGGATACATCGGCGAGCGGTGCGAAGAGTGCGGCGCCGCAACGATCCGCGAGATTGATCGAACCCATAAGGGTTGATGCTGAAACGGCCGCGCCGTGCGCGTGGCGGGGGAATACGATGGCGAGAATGGGACGGCGAGCGATCTTCGATCTACCGAAGTCGCAACGGTATCAAGGTGTCATCTCGAAGCCAGCGAGCCGAGCGTTCGAGCGGGCGCGGAAGCGATTGAAACAGATCGCGAAGTGGAAAGGCACGGTTAGCGACGCCGACGTGATCGAATACCTGGCGCGCGGCGAAGCGTGGACGATCATGTATTTGGAGGCGAAGACAAAAATAACGAGCTGAGCGTTCCCACGCGCCCAGCTCGTTCGAGGTAGATCCCAGCCGCGATCGATTACTGGCTGATCCTACCTCAGAAGGAAACTCAATGACAAAGCGATCGAAGAAGCGGCCCGCGCCGCGGTCGAAGAAGACGTCGTCTACGGCGCTCGCGCGTCGCGCCGATGTGCAGACAATCAAGGTCGCCGATCCGGATGGTCTACTCGCGCCGGTCGCTCAGCAGCTCGGCGAGCTGGCGCACACGGCCGGGATCGGGATCACGCCGATCAAGCTCACGAGGGCCGAGGAGAAGGTTCTCGCGAAGAAGCTCGATCGCGACGAGATTCTGGTTCACCCGAAGGGGTTTATTTACCTGCCGCATCCGTATTACACCGATTGGATGAATCAGGCGTTCGGCCGCGGCGGGTGGGCCGTTGTCCCGTCCGGCAAGCCAACGAAGACAGAGAACCTGATCATCGTGCCCCACGTCCTCTACGTGCGCGGCGTGCCCGTGGCCTTCGCCTACGGCGGCGCCGAGTTCATCCCCACGAACAAACAACAGACTTACGACGACGTGCTCGAATCAACAACCGCGTATGCGATGCGGCGATTGTGCAAGCGGTTCGGGATGGCGCTCGACCTCTGGCGCAAGCCGTTCATTCGCGCATTCCTGGCCGAGCGCGCGATTCAAGTTGAAGTGCAAGGCAAGGGCCGACAGTGGCGCCGGAAGATCGACGAGCCATTGGTGGGCGAGTTACAACCGAAGGCGGCGTCGCGGTCGAACGTCAAGGTCGGCGAGGTGATGGAGCCCGAGCCCGGCAACGACGGGAGCGGGAACGAAAAAATCTCCGCGGAGCAGCGGCGACGGCTCGTGTCGATCTGGCGCAAAGCCGGTCGCGCCGACGCCGATGTGCTTCTGTATTTGCAGCGGACTTACAAAGTCGCCGAGACGGCGAATATCAAGCGCAAGGATTACAACGCGATCGAGCGCGCCATGTCGGCGCGTGGTGAATTGCCCTTACCGGGCGACGGAGTGTAGACGATGGAGAAGGGCAAAGGACAGACACTCGAATTCAGCGCCGAGAACTTGGCGCGCATGAAACACGTTCAAGGCAAGATTACGCGATCGATCCTGCCGTTTCGAGAGAACACCGAAGCGGCGCTCGTGATCCTCGCGTTGGTCGGCTGCGTGAAGATTCTCCTCGACCTCTATAACCCGGCCGCGCGTGGCGAGTTGGTTGAAGTAATCATCGCGTTCCTCGGCAACGATAGCCGGATCGTCCCGGCCGCGGGCGCCGATACGAAAAGTTTCTTGTCGCGGTTCCTCACTCACTGATCATGTTGAAGCCGATAGAGTTTCGATTCGATCACGTCGATCACGTTTACACGGTGGCCGGGCGGGTGATCCCGAACGTATCGGGCATGTTGCAGAAGACCGGCTGGGTTGATCCGACCTACTACACCGACGAGGTGAGGGAGCGCGGGCGCGCGGTCCACCAGCTCACGGCGGAATACGACCTCGGCGCGCTCGACGTGTCGCGGCTCGTGTCGAAGTATCGCGGGTGGGTGCTCGCGCACGTCGCGGCGATGCAAGTCCTGAAGCCGACCTGGGACGCGATCGAGGAGCCGGAGGTTCACCCGGTCTATTTGTATGGGACGCGGCCCGATCGCGTCGGCAAGCTCTATCGCGTGCGATCGGTGCTCGATGAGAAGTCGGGGCTCAGGGACAAGGCACACCAGATCCAGACGGCCCTGCAAGCGATCGCGGTCGCCTGGCGCTATAAGATCGCGCCCGAGGCGATGGGCCGGTTCGGGCTCTACCTGCGATCGTCGGGTGCGTTCGAGCGCGTGCGTCACGACAAGCGCGCGGACTTCGACGAAGCCTATCGAATAATCAAAGCCTGCTGCTGAAGGAGTAAACGCAATGGTGATCCCTTACGTCGTCGGCGTCGCGCTCGTGGTGCTCGTGGTGCGGTGGCTCGCGGTCTGGTCAAAGAACCGCGCCTATAACGCCGACATGGAACGGCGGATTCGGAACCGTTCGGACCTGCATCGGCTGTGAAGGGGCCGACTGCTCGCCGCCGCGCCGCGAAAGCCGGGCGCCTGAAGCGCGCCGAGAACAAGAATAAGCAATTCGTTCGCGATCGCGATCTGGTCTGCCGGTTCCCGGCGTGCTCTTGCCAGCGGTTCGATCTGTTCCTCGAAGTGTCGCACGCCGAGCACAAGGGCATGGGCGGCGATCCGACCGGCGAGCGGTCGGCGCCAGAGAAGCTAATTCTCGTGTGCAACTGGCGCCACAAAGAAGGCCGCTACGCAATCGACCGGAAGAACATTCGCTGGCGCCCGTTGACGGCCGAGGGCTCGAACGGGCCCGTCGCCTGGGATATCAGGGCGCCCTGGCTATTCGGGCATGAGTGGTTCGAGATTGCCCGCGAGACGGCGATCCGTCGATGGGAGGCGCCGACCGAAGGGCAGCGGGCAGTCCTTGAACTCCTGAGCGCCGAAGTAAACGGACTTCTTGACAAGAAGTGTCTCCTTCGATAAGCTCCCGCACAGAAGGAGTATTTCTCATGCTGCTAGTCCAACCGTTGCGCGTCCGTCGATTTGGTGATTCGGAGTCCTGGCGCGCGGTCGCGATGTTCGACGCCGCGGCCGTGAGTGTCGAGGATCTGCGCGAAGAGATTGTTTACGGGGAAAGCGGACCCGGCCAGTCGTTCGCGTCGGCGCCGTCAATCCAGCAGAAGGGCCGGTTTGTATTCGTCCATCAAAGCGGCGGGCTCGATGTCTAACGAGTTCCGGCCGCGGACGCTGAGGCGCGACGCGCGCCCGCTACGCAAGGTGTCGCGACGAATCAAAGATGACGGCAGCGAGATCGACGTCCTCGAATGCGGCCATCGTGTGTTCGCGAAGTGGACCGGCCGCGGGTTCGACGCGCCGGATCGTCGGCGTTGCTCGGCTTGCCAGTATTCCGCCAAGGCAGAGGGGAAGGCTTAGCGATGTTCACTCCGAAGATTTACGTTCTCGTGTGCCACGGCTGCGGCAAGTTCCACGAAACGAAGGCCGAGTTCCTGGCGGCGCCGTCGTCGATGCGTTTCCCGGTTCCGCCGACCGGAGACGGCAAAGAGCGCGAGTGGTCGGTCCCGGCGCTCGGGTGCCCCGACTGCATGGCGACGCCGCGCGATCCCGCGAATCCGGACGAGCATCCGATCCGCCGTGCGTTCCTCAAAGGCATGTCGAGCGCGGCCGTCGAGCGTGCGAATCGTGAGTTCGCCGACACATGGCACGCGAAGCTCGAAGCCCGCGCAAAGGAAAACCGATGACAACAAAAACAAAGAAGCGAAAGACTTGGCGCGACGCGGGCGGCGCCACGGTCCCGGCCGTCGCGAAGCCCGTTGAAAAGACCGACGAGTTAGCAATCGAATTGAAATCAAAGCATCTAGCCGCGGCGATCAAGTTCCGCGATCGCGCGGCCATGATCGTAATCAGCGACAAGGCGAGCGACGAGGGCGCGCTCGTCACGATCAAGGAAGGCAAGAAGGGTCGAAAGCAAACCATTTCCGATTGGCAGATTCCGAAGCGCAAAGTCGCGGCCGTCGCCGACGCGCTTCGCGACCTTGAGAAGAAAGAGCTTGAGGCGTGGGACGCCGGGCTCGCCGTGCTCGAAAAGCGTCACGTCGAATACAAGCGGATCGACGATGCCCGCGTCGCCGCGGCCGAAGCGAAGGAGCGCGATCGCCTGGCCGAGATTGCGCGCAAGAATCGCGAACGCGAGCTGCAGGAGCAGGAGGACGCCGCGGCCCGGCTCGAAGCGGCGAGCGATGATCTATCGGCGCGCGAGAAGAAGTTCGTCGAGCTGGTCGCCACGATGCGCGGGACGAGCCTCGACGGGCCGAAGACGCCGGAGTATGCGGCGAGCCAGGCGGGCTTCAAGAATGCCGACGTGAAGGGGCCCGCGCTCCTGACCTCGCCGAAGATCGCGCACGCGATCGCATCGGCAGTCGAGGCCAAGGCGATCCGCGAGCAGGCCGAGGCGCTTCGCGAGGAGCCGATCACGGTCGCGGCGCCGAAGGTCGAAAGCAACGTCGGCAAAGCCGCGGGCACGCGCAACACGAAACACTATTCCTGTGAGGGCGTGGTGGACCTTGAGAAATTCCGCGCGGCCTATCTGGCGGGCGACATTCCGGCCGAGGCGATGACGCCGAATCTCACGTTCCTGAATAAACAAGCGGACGCATTGAAGGACGGGTTCGAGCAGGCGTATCCCGGCGCCCGGCTGAAGGTGAAGGAAGGCGTAGCGGGATGAGGTTCGAGGGCGAGGCAGAGATCGCGCCGTGCCCGAGCGATGCGGCGTTGGGCGCCTATATCGACAAGCGCGCGAGCCTGGCGGAACGGTATCGCGTCGAGCTGCATATGGCGCGGTGCTCGCGGTGTGTCGAGGTCGTCGCAAACGTGATCCAATTTTTCTCAGTTGTCGAAAGGGGTCAAGGATGGACGGATTGAAAATCGTATCGATCGACGTGACGCTCGACGCGCTCTCGAACGTGATGGAGACGGCGATCAGCGCCGGGCACACTCACGGGATCGGCTACTGGGCCGAAGTGAAGCACATCGAATACGCGACGCTCCCGAAGAAGCCAAGCGAAGAACGGGTTTCGTTTATGGTGCTTCGCGATGTAGAAGGCGGCGGCGCGGCGGAAGCGACGAATACTTCACCATATCGCCTTCAGCGTGGCGATCCGAAGCTGAAGGCGCGCGAGGTTCGAGTCACGACGGCGACGATCAAGGCCGCGATCGAGAAGATGCTTTGCGATCCCGACGACGCCGACGCGAAGGGGTGGCTCGATCGGCTCGTCTCCGGCGACGTGCCGGACGGGCCCTTGTCGGACGCGATCGTTCAAGTCGCCTGCTTCGGGAAGGTGATCTATGGATAGTCCGATCGCCCTGCCTGGCCGGTTCGTATTGAAGGGCAGGCTCGGGGGTCATACGCACCACGTAGACGCCTTCGAGGAACAGGGTCCGGCCATCGACGCGGCCGAGCAGGTTTACGGTTACGACGTGGTAATCGTGATCGACGCGCGGGCAGGGTGCATCGTTTGGGACTCTGAGGACGCCCAAACGAGGCTCGCGACAAAGTTCCGGGCTGGCGCGAAATGACCTCTCCGGCTTCACCGGAGCCGCAAGGCGAGGCGATCGGCGCCGGTCTGTGGGCTCCGGTCCTTCGAGGGTATCAGCGTGACGCAGGGGCCGCGCTTGAAACGTCCTTTTTCGAGGACGGAAAGAACCGGCTTCTCTTCAAAAAACCGACCGGAACCGGCAAAACCGTCTGGTTCGCGGCGCTCCTCGGTCGCGCCTTCCCGAAGTTCGCGGCCTGGCTGGCTCAGTTCAAGGACCAGAAGGGCGCGAAGGTGCTCGTTATCGCGCATCGGGAGGAGCTACTTCAGCAGGCCGCAGAGAAAATCTCGCGCGGTAATCGCGGCGTGATGGTGTCGATCGAGCAGGCCGGAAGCGTGGCGAACAGATACAGCGATGTAATCGTCGCCGGGATTCAAACCTTGTCGGCGCGGAAATTTCATCGGCTGAAGAAGCTCCTTCGCTATCACACGTTTCGACTCGTAGTGATCGACGAGGCGCACCACGCCGCCGCGGCAAGTTATCGAACGGCGCTCGTGATTCTTGGCTTTCTGCCCGCGGCCGATGCGAGCGATGAGAACGAGATCGAGGCCGTCAAGGAAACCGACGTCGCGGTGATGGCGCGCAACCTCGACGCCTGGGATCGCGAGGCGCCCAAGGATCGGCTTCTCGTGGGCGTCACGGCAACGCCGAATCGCACGGACGCGATCGGCCTGAGCTGTGTGTTCCAAAAGATCGCGTATGCGTATGAGCTGAAGCAGGCGATCGAGGACGGCTATCTCGTGCCGATCGTGCCGTGGGTGGTTGAGACGACGGCCAACCTCGACGCGGTGCATACGAGCCGCGGGGACTTCAACCAGCGGGAGCTGGCTGAAGTCGTCAATATCGAATCGCGGAACCGGCTCACTGTTGAAGCGTGGTCAAACTACGCCGCGGACCTTCAGACGATCGTGTTCGCTGTGAGCGTCGATCACGCGCACCAGCTCGCGAAAGCCTACAAGGCGATCGGCGTGAAGTTCGAGGCCGTAAGCGGCGAGACGGATACCTGGCGGCGCCGCGACATGATGCGCGAGTTCCGGCGCGGGGACCTTCAGGGCTTTGTGAATTGTATGGTCCTCACTGAAGGGACCGACCTACCGACCGCGGCGTGCATCGTTCACGCGAAGCCCACGAAGTCGGCGACGCTCTATGAACAAATGACCGGCCGCGGACTTCGCACGCATCCGGACGATCCGGTCGGTCCCGAGCGCCTGGCGGCGATCGCGCGCGGCGACGCGATGAAGAAGCCGAGTTGCATCCTGATCGACGTGGTGGACGTAGCGCGCAAGCATTCGCTTCAGACGGCGCCGGTCCTCTATGGGCTCCCGCCGAACGTGAGCGCGTCAGGTAAAGACCTTCGCGACCTGGCCGCGGCGCTCGAAGACTTGATCGAGCGCACGCCGGGGCTCGATCCCGAGGCCCTGGGCGGGCGATTCACAATGCAGGATTTGGAAGTGCGCGCGAGCACGTTCGATATCTTCAGCGTTCCGAGCATGGGCAAGGCTGGCGCCGGGCTGAAATATCAGTGGGTCCGCGTGCGCGCCGACGAGTATCGCCTTCAATACCCGTGGCAGGACGGAACCGAAATTCTCACGGTCACGCGCGACGTGCTCGGGCACTACACGCTATCGGCGACGCTTCGCCCGGCCGATGGATCGCCCGCTCGCCATCGCGTGATTGTGCCGGAGGTTCCGGACCTTCGCCGCGCGTTGCAGATTGCGGAGCTATTCATTCTCAATGACCGCCGATCGACGACGGCGATCCTTAGTCGCTCGGCGAGCTGGCGATCGCGACCGATCAGCGACGGGCAGATCGGATTACTCCGCGCGCTCCGGGCGCCGGTTCGCTCCAATATGACGATGGGCCAAGCAAGCGCGTTGATCGAAATCTATAAAGTCAAACGAGGCAGGCGATGAGAAGCCCGAGGCGCGGCGAAGTGTGGGTTCACGTTGATCGGCTCGATCGCGAGGACGGCCGGGTGATGGCGATTCAATGGCGCGGCTCGAAGGGCGGGCCCTACTACCAGACGGCGCACAAGGTCGAGTGGCGCGGCGTCGAATACCTGGCGACGAAATTCTTCGGGCGTCGATCAAAGAATGAACCGCGGCTCGTGATCGTGATCCCGCGTGGCGTCGTCGAGATGATCGAGCTGGCGCCGAACATGCGCGTCGCGAGGATCGCGATCGCTTCGCCCGCTACATCTTGTGTCGTTGATCGGAAACGGCGGGCGCGTGAATAATCCGCAGCCTCGAATAATTCGCCGTCGATCGAATCGCTGGATTCGATGCGCCTGGCCCTTGGGAGTGATCCCGCGGCCGGGGCGGATTCTGAGCCGGGGCGGGGGTGGGCGATCGGGCGGCGCGATCGAAGAAGGCTCAGGAGACGCGCGGCGGGCATACCTAATCGACGCAAACGGGCCTATACCGTATACGGGCAGGGACCGGAGCCGAGAGGGGGGCGCCTGTAGCCGAAGGTCTGCCTTAGTGTGGGGCGTGCAATGGTGACAAAAATCGACGAAGCGAAGCGGCTCGAAAAGCTCGCGAAGCTGATCCCGATCATGCGCGACGAGTGGGAAAAGCTGGGGGCCATGCTCGATGAATTCGACGCGCTCACGGGTGGTCGCGCCGCGGTCGCGGACAAGATCCGTGAATGCGAATCGCATTGGGCCGAGCTGTGGAGCGCGGCGCACGGCGAGCCCTGGGTCTTCACCGACTACGCGAAGTCGCGCGGCAACCTGAAGACGCTGTTCCGGAAGGGCCTCAGCGTCGCGCAATTCAAATCGCGCGTAACGATCTACATCACGGGCGGCAATAAGTATTACGCCGATCGGAAACACCCGTGGGGCCTGTTCATTCAGACGATCAACGAGCACGTTCGCGAGGGCGGCGATAGCGACCTGGCCGAAGCGCCGAGCGGGTGTAAACACGTCCCGCCGTGCCGGGATCAATTCGAGCACACGAAGCGGCGCCAGAAGGAACTCACAACGTGACTAAGCGCAGACCGCCGCGCGTCGAGGAGCGGGAGCGCGACGCCGATCGGATTCCGATCCACGAGCCGGGCATCTATTCGCAGAGCAACGGCGACGAGCGCCCGCGGACGATGCCGCACAACCTCGAAGCCGAGCGATCGGTCTTCGGCGCCGTGATGATCGAGAATCGCACGTTCCCCACGGCCGCGGTGATCCTGCCGAGTCCGATCTATTTCTTTCGCGACGCGCATCGTCGAATCTGGCGCGCAATGATTCAGCTCGACGAGAAGAACAAGCCGATCGAGATCGTGACGCTGAAGGAACAGCTCGAATTAAACGGGGACCTTGAAGAGTGCGGCGGGCCTGCCTACCTGGCGAGTCTGGTCGATGGCGTCCCCCGGTCAACGAACATTAAGCACTATGCCGAGATCGTGAAGGACAAAGCGGCGCTTCGCGGGCTGATCCGATCGTGTGCGGAAATTTCGGCGACGGCCTTCGATGCGGATCGCCCAGCGCGCGAGATTCTACGATTCGGAGAGCAGCGGCTGTTCGAGCTATCGAGCGGGCATATCCCGTCGAAGATGCGCGACCTTCGCGGCGGCGTGAAAAACCTCTATCGAGAATTGGAAGCACGGCAAGCGAACCGCGGGCGGATAACCGGCGTCGCGAGCGGCTTCGAGGAGGTCGATAAGCACACACTCGGGTGGCAGGCCGGGAACCTGATCTTCATCGGCGCGCGGCCGTCGATCGGGAAGACAACCTTCGCGCTCAATGCGGCCGTCTCGGCGGCGAAACTCGGGAAGCGAATTTGCTATTTCTCAATGGAGATGACCCGCGAGGAATTGGAATTTCGGATTCTCTCGCAGCTCTCGGGCGTGGGGTTGTCGCGCATCCTACACGGCGGGCTCGGCGGCAATCCTGAGCGGGAGTCCTCGGACTTCTACAAGATCAATAAAGCAATGGAGGAGATGAGCGAGCTTCCGCTTTACATCGACGATCAACCGGGACGCACATGGATGGATATTCGATCGTCGTTGCGCGAGGTGATGGCCGAAGGGGGATGCGATGGCGGCGTCGTCGATTACGCCCAGCTCATAAAGGGCGCGCTCGATCGTCGAGGCGCGTCGCGCAACGAGGAACTAACCGACGCATCGAACCACCTCAAGGAAACGGCGAAGGAGCTTCGTATTCCGTTGATGGTCCTGTCACAGATCCGGCGCTCTGATCCGAGTAAGCCCGATCGTCGGCCGCGGAGCAGCGACCTCAAGGATTGCGGCGCCTTCGAGCAGGACGCCGATATTGTCGGCCTACTCCACCGCGCGAAGCATCAAGACGACGGACCAACGGAATTCATTATCGACAAAATGCGGAACGGCGCCACGGGGTCCTATGTGCTTACCCTCGTTGGCGACGTGGTGACGTTCATTGACGGCGGGGTGATGCCAGCTCCGGCGCCGCGGGCCGAGCCCAAGGGGAAGAAAATCGCGGGCAAGGTGCGACCGCCCGCGCTCCCGATGGGCCGGGAAGCCGAAGAAGATTGAACCCGGCAGACTTCTTAGCTAGAATCCGGAACACAAAAACCATGAGATACATCGGCATCGATCCCGGCCAGAGTGGCGGGCTGGCGTTTATCACGGACGGGCTCGGGCGCGGGGCAGTCGTCGAGAAGATGCCGAAGACGGAACGCGACGTTATCGATCTGCTTGAAAGGTGGAACGTCGAGGGCAGGACGTTCGCGGTTCTTGAGCACGTTTGGTCGATCCCTGGGCAGGGCGGCGCGTTCGCGTTCGGCGTCAACGTCGGCACGTTACGAACCGCGCTCACGGCGGCGCGCATCCCATTCGATCAGGCCATCCCGCGACGATGGCAGTCCGCGCTCGGCGTGGCGTATGACAAGGGCGCGACTGACACAGAAAAGAAAAACATCACGAAGCGTCGAGCGCAGCAGCTATTCCCCGCGCTCGACGTGACGCACGCGATCGCCGATGCGCTACTCATCGCGGAGTATTGTCGCCGAGCGCGTCGAGGACTCTTGTCGAAGTCGGATCGTCAACGGAGGTAGCAGAGTGAAGGAGCGTCTAATGGTGAAACGAAAGGCCGCGAAGAAAGCGGCAAAGAAGGTCGCGAAGAAGACCGCCAAGAAGAAGGCCGCGAAGAAGACGGCGGCGTTCGATGGTGCGAAGAATCGACGCGCGGCGAAGACGACGAAGCCGCGGCGCAAGTCCGAAGAACAAATGGAGCTGATGCCGGGCACCCGGTATGCTGACCTCGATCGATACTGCCGGAACATCGGCGACAATCGCGATGAGGTGCAGCAGCTCAAGGGCGAAGGCCGGTCGATCGAAACCGGCGCTCTAAAGGCGATGCGCGTTCACGGTGTCAGAAATTACAAGAACGCTGGCGTTGCGTTATCGATCGAGCCTGGCGACGAGAAATTGGTCGTCAAGCGCGATCGCAACGGCGGAACATCGGACGGTGGGCAAGTCGAGCGCAAGGGCTCAGGCGACGACGGCGCGCCGGAGACGGGCACAGGGCAGGAGCCCGGCGCCATCGGTGAAGCGTTGACCGAAGGCAGCGGCGACGAAGACTAGACCCGGATCGAACGGGCCCGGCTCCCAGCTCGGGCCCGTTCGTTGTTTCTGAGGGCACATGAAGAAGAAGACAGACATAGCGAAGTTAAGTCCCAAGTTCGAGCCGATCGACCTCAACGGGTTTCGGCTCACGAGCACGGGCGTTATCGTGCCCGCGGGTGTGCGGCCGTCGTTGCCCGCGTTCCAGGGGACCTTCGAGTTCGTTACGAGGGTCCACAAGTTTTCGGGTTTCTGGCTCGCGGATCTGATTGCCTACGCGGACACGCGCGCCGATTGGAAGGACAAAATCGATCACCTGATCGATGCAGACGTTCTCTCCGAGAAAAGCGTGAAGCAATACCGCTACCTCGGAAAGAACATGCTCCCGGCCGACGAGCGCGTCGAGGGCGTCGGCTTCAGTAAGCACGCGATCGTCGCGTCGATGGAACCGAAGGAACAAAAGGCGTGGCTCGAACGCTCGCGGGATCAAGGGTGGACCGAGCAGGACCTCAAGAAAGAGATTCAAGCGGCCGAGCGGGTCAAAGTCATTGACGGGCAAGCGCAGCTGCAGGGCATGTATCGGGTAATCTACGCTGACCCGCCTTGGAAATACGGCGACAGCGGGCCGACGAAAGATGGATCGCTCGGCAAGGCCGCGCGTCATTATCCGAGTATGACGATCGAGGAGCTGTGTCGTCTGCCGGTGCAGGCTCACGCGATGCCGAATTCGATCCTCTTTATGTGGGTCACGGCGCCGATCCTGCTCGACAATCCCGGCCCGCGGGAAGTGATCGAAGCCTGGGGCTTCACGCCGAAGACCGGGCGGGTGTGGGACAAGGTGCTCGGGATGCACGGGCATTACGGGACGCATATCGTCCACGAGCATCTAATCATCGCGACGCGCGGATCGTGCTTGCCTGATGTGGCGACGCCAGAAGATAAAAGCGTTTTCACCGAACGCCGATCGCAGAAGCACAGCGAGAAGCCCGCGAGCGCGCGCCAGTGGATCGAGCGCCATTGGATACGCGGGCCTTACCTCGAACTGTTCGGACGCGAGCGCGTCGAGGGCTGGGACGTGTTTGGCAACGATGCGCGCTTGTGGTCGCGCGAGGAATACACTCCACCGATCGAGGTTCCCGACGATGACGTCCCGTTCTGATCTCGCATTCGTGACGGTGCAATTCACGGCGGAAGAGTGGGCCGAACTGACTCGCGAGCGCGAGCTGGCTGGCGGCGCGGCGATCGTGCTCCGCAAGGTGCTTCAGCTCACGAAACGCCCGGAGCTAACGGCTACGCTCCCGCCGACGCTGATCGGGAAGATCGCGAGCTACCTCGCGAGTTGGTCCGACGACGGCACGTATCAGAAACTCTTCCGGATTGTGCTCGGCGCCGTCAAGCGCGCGAGGGCGATAGCGTGAAGCCCTACTTCAGCGAAGGCGGGATCACGATTTATCACGGCGACGCGCTCGAACTATTGCCGGAGGTCGAGCCGTTCGACGCCTTGATCACGGACCCGCCCTATTCGAGCGGCGGGCAGTATCGATCGGATCGAATGCGATCGACGGTTGAGAAATACGTAAACAGCTCGACGCAAACCGTCCGGCCGGAATTCTCCGGCGACAACCGGGACCAGCGCGCGTTCTTCGCGTGGTCTACGCTGTGGCTCGCGTTCGCGCAAGCGCGCGCGAAGCCGGAAGCGCACGCGATCGTCTTCACCGATTGGCGACAGCTCCCAACCTTAACCGACGCGATACAGGCGGGCGGCTGGGTATGGCGCGGGCTCGGGACCTGGCACAAGCCGGGGATTCGGATGCAGCGCGGCGGGCTCTCGCAGAGCGCCGAGTATGTCGTATGGGGCACGAACGGATCGTGGTCGAGGGAGAACGATCATAGCCCGCAGAATGTGATCCAATGCGCTCCCGTGCAGGAGAAGGAACACATAGCGGAAAAGCCGGAGCCGGTGCTTCGATGGCTCGTGCCGTTCGCGCCGGTCGGCGGGCTCATCGTCGATCCGTTCCTGGGCTCAGGGACAACCCTACGCATCGCGAAGGCCACGGGGCGCCGCGGGATCGGTTTCGATACAGACGAATCATCGTGCGAGTTGGCGGCGAAGCTCCTCGCGGAGCCCATTGGCGCCGGGTTGGACCTGAGCTAATGGCGCGCGGGGCTCCCCATAGCGCAACGGCCCGCGGTCGATGGGCGCGCGTGAAGCTCAAGACCGGCGAGGTCGTTGAGCTGAAGTTCAAAGAGAAGACCGCGGGGAAGATTCTGATCTTCGAGAACGCGAAGGGCGAGGAGCGACGGATTGCGATCGGAGAGATTCAGTCGATGAGCGATCGTCGCCTGCTTCAACCGATCAGCCGTCACAAGCGCGTATGAAGTGCAACAGCTCGTCGGGGATCGGTGGCGTCCGGTGCGAACGAGCGGCCGGGCACGCTGGCGAACATCGAGGGTCTTTCAGTAAGCACGGCGGCGTTGTGTTTTGGAGAAGAGAGCATCGGTCAAAGTCTTTGACCGGCATAGAATCAGGGGGCAGTATGGAAATGGACCGGGGCAAGCTCGAAGGGCAATTAGCGACGTTGAACGGGCTCAGGGACACGGTGGGCGGGATGACCTACGAGGCGACGCCGGAGAACATCGAACGCCTGGCGGGCGGCTTCGAGGCCGTGGCGGGTGTCCTGGCGAAGATGATCGAGGACGCGATCGCGTTTCATGCGAAGCTCGCGGCGCTCGCGGCCCAGCAACCGGCGATCAGTGATCACGCGAAGGCCGTCGAGGAGCTGGCGCGGTCGCACAAGGCGGATACGAACGACGGTCGGTTCGTCCCGTGCGGGCATCGCATCGGCTCGACAACGTGCGGTTATGGTCCGAATGCGGCGATGCACGAAGGCTCAGAGGAGCCGGAGCCGCCGATGGGGCGTCACAAATACCGGCCGCAGGTTGACGCCGACGCAAGGGACTGACGTTCGACGATGGCAAAGCCCAAGCAGAAGAAGACGTCGGCAGGGCTGAAGCCTGCTCACAAGGTGTTCGCGTTGACCTACCTGGCAAACGGCAACAATGCGCGCGCCGCCTACAACGAGGCGTTTCCTCGAAAACGGGAGGACAACGTCACGGACGCGGCGGCGTCGCGCTTGTTAGGGTCGGTTAAGGTGCAAGAGTTTATTCAGCTCCGAGCGGAGAAGACGCTTGCGGTATTGGAGGCGACGGCCGAAGAAGCGATGGCCGTAATCTCGCGGGTGCTCCGCATCGATCCGCGGTTGATGCTGGACAAAGCGACGGGCCTACCGTTGCCGATGAAGGACTGGCCCGAGGACGTGGCGCTCGTGGTGAAGTCGATCAAGGCTGATGGAACGGTCGTGTTTTACGACAAGATGCGCGCCGCGGAGCTGATCGCGGAAAGCCACGGGCGAATAAAGAAGAAGCTCGATATCTCGTTGGCGTTCGACCATGTGAAATACCTGGCCGACAAGTCGAGGCCGAAAGAATGAACGACGTAAACGAAGGCGTGCCGTGGGTGCCGATCTGGTCGCAGGCTGATCCCGCGGCCGACGTGGTGTGCCAGCACGGGACGGCGATCGACGTGCATTGTTGCAACTGCCATCACGGCTTCTTATTCGACGACTCCGAATGCCAGTGCGAGGGGTTCGACGAAGACGAGGACGAAGAGGAGTAGACCGTGGGTGATCGAAGAACGGTGTCGATAATGAAGGCGTGCCAAGTAGTCGGCGTGAGCCGTCGAACGATCTATAACTGGATCGCGGCGGGGAAGGTCGAATACATGCGAACGGTCGGCGGCTCGATACGGATCTTCGAGGATTCGCTTTGGAAGGAACAGCCAGCGCGACAGCCGGAGGCGCCGAAGTGAAGGACCATAGCCCGTCGCTACCGAATTCGACGAAGTGCGCGAACTGCGGGCTTATCTATAGCCTGACAGGCAAGCGCCCGGCGTGCCCTGAAGGCGAGAAGGGTCCGGCCGGTTGGTCGAAGACAATGCTCGCGTTCATGCGCTGCACGGCCGCGGGCCCGAAGTGACCGATCACGATTACGCGAACAGCACGCTTCGACGCTGGCGCGAAGATCCCGCGTCGATGGTGCGCGAAGAGTTCGGCGCGGAGCCTGACCCCTGGCAGCTCGAACCCTTACATCTATTTCCCACGTCGCCGCGGTTGGCGATGAAAGCCTGCAAGGGGCCGGGCAAGACGACGATCCTCGCCTGGCTGATTCTTAACTTCCTGGGCACGCGCCCGCATCCACGCATCGCGGCAACGTCCATCACCGAAGCCAATATCGACGCGAATCTGTGGCCGGAGCTGGCGAAATGGATCGCGCGGTCCCCGTTCTTCTCGGCGACGTTTACGTGGACGAAGAACGCGGTTCTTCACAAGGCGCATTCGGCGACGTGGTGGGCACAGAAGCGAACCTGGCCGAAAGCCGCGGACCCGGCCGCGATGGCGAACGCGCTCGCGGGTCTGCATTCGGATTACGTGATGGTCGCGCTTGACGAGTCCGGAGGTATCCCGCTCGCAGTCGCCGTGACCGTTGACGCGATCTTCGCCTCAGCGATCGAGGCTCATGCGGTGCAGGCCGGGAACCCGGAAAAGCTCGACGGCGCGCTATACGCGGCTTGCACGACGCAGCGGCATCTATGGCGCGTGATCACAATCACGGGCGATCCGGACAACCCGAAGGCGTGGGTTCATCACGGCCGCGCGCGACAGGATGTATCCAAGGGCGGCGTTACTCCGTTGCAATGGGCACAAGAACAGATCGGGCTCTACGGCCGCGAAAATCCGTGGGTAATGGTCAACGTCCTGGGCGAGTTCCCGCCGTCGTCGATCAATGCGTTGCTCGGCGCCGAAGAGGTCGAGAAGGCGATGGCTCGGCATTTACCAACGTCGGCGTATGACTGGGCACAGAAGCGGCTGGGCATTGACGTAGCGCGCTTCGGCGACGATCGAACGGTAATCTTCCCGCGGCAAGGGCTCGCAAGCTTCCGGCCGTTGATTCTCCGCAATGCACGCACGACGGCGATCGCGGCTCGCGCGGCGAAGGCGATTACGGACTTCGGGCAAGGCGAGGAGGTTCTAACCTTTGTCGATGACACGGGGCACTGGGGCCACGGGGTGATCGATAACTTGATCACGGCGGGCTATGGTCCGATCCCGGTGATCTATTCGGACCCAGCGATCGATCCCCGGTATCGCAACCGACGCGCGGAATTCTGGATGCTCGGCGCCGAGTGGGTGAAGGGCGGCGGCGCGCTCCCGCCGATTCCGGAAATGATCGGCGAGCTGATCACGCCGACGTATTCGTTTATAAATGGAAAGTTCGTGATCGAGCCGAAGGAAATGATCAAAGCTCGACTCGGCCGATCGCCGGACCTGGCCGACGCTTTGTTCCAAACGTTCGCGATCGCCGATATGCCGAATAGCGTGATGCGACGCGCGCGCGGCACTCGAACGGCGCGACACAACGCGGACCCGTTCGAGGGTGCGGGCACGGTTGAAAGCGATTTTGATCCCTCAGATTGGAACCGATAATGACGAAAGCGAAGAAGCCCGCGGCGCCGCTCAAGCCGGAACAGACGCGCACGCGCACGGCCGCGCCGGAGAAGGGCCGGACCATGCAATTCGACAAGCTCGGCAAAGTGATTACGTGGAAGGTGCCCGACGCGCCCTACGAAAAGAACGAGAACCTTCGCGCGGCGTTTGTCGGCGGCTTCGAGGCGCGCGTTCAACAAGTGCAGAGCGATAGCGACGAAGGTTTGCCGGTGCGCTTCGAGAAAGACACGGACAGCCAGCGGGCGTTCGAGGACGGCTATCACGAGGCGGCGAATCAGGACGGCGAACACCTGGCGCCCGCAACGCTCAAGGGCTCGAACGTGGCGAAGCCTGGCAAGGCGGCGAAGAAGCGATGAGCGATCGGCCCGGCGTGACTGACGCGGATCGTTATATCGCCGGGCAGATCACTTGCCACGAGTGCGGGCATGTCGAGCTATTGATCAAGAACGTCGCTCGCGGCTGGGCGCGTGTGCGACGGTGCTTCATGTGCGAATCGACACTTACGACGGTGCCGGTATGGTGGCCGGTCGAAGACAAGCGCGCGATCTCCGCGGCGATATCGGCAGACGCGAAGCGCGAAGCGGCGCGCTTGCAGAAACGGAAGGCGATGAATTGATTATTCGCGAAGCAAAACTCGAGGACGCCTTCCGTGTTCGGGAAATGGCGACGCGGTTCCTACTCGACTCGCAATACGGCGCCCTCTTCAATAACCAGACGACGCCCGAGGCGATCGGATCGTTGATCGAGAACGTGCTTCGCCTGGGCGCGATCTTCGTCGCCGAGGTCGATAGCGGCGCGCGCGTGCCCGGCGTGTGTGTGTCGATCGATGGCGAGGAGTGGCACGCGCCGGGAGGTTGTGAAACGTGCAGGCCGCGGATCGTTGGGATGCTCGCGATCGTGCTGATCCCGCATCCGTTGAGCGGTCAATTACTCGCCGAAGAGATCGCGTGGTGGGTCGAGCCGGAACACCGCGGCGGGTCGATCGGGCCCAAGATGTTGAGGTCGGCGGAAGAGTGGGCTACTACAAACGGTGCAAATATGGTAAAAATGGTCGCGCCCGCGGGCTCGACCGTTGGCGCCTTCTACGAACGCATCGGATATCAGGCCGTAGAAACGGCCTACGTCAAAGCACTTTGAACCCTATGGCCGGATTTACTTCACTCGCGCTAATCGGTGGCGGCTTACTCGCGAGTAAGCTAATGAACCGCGGCAAGAAGGAAAACCAGCAGCAGACGATGGCGCCCGGCCCGGTCGTCGATCCCATCGGCACGCCGAAACCGCCAATCGTTGATCCTGGCGCGCAACAGGCCGCGGCGACACAGGCCGCGGTGAAGGTCCGCAAGCGCGCGGCCGTTGGTTCAATGCTCACACAACCGAAGGCGCCGAAGTCATCGGTCGCGCCGGTCGCGCCGCGGTTGGCTCGCGCGTCGCTCCTCGGGTCCTAAGATGGCGATTACCGATCGCAAGAGCGACGGCGCACCGTCCGGCAAGACAAAACGCGATCGCGTGCAGCAGCTCGGCGAATCGCTGATCGATATTCGTCGAAGCGGCTTCGACTCGCATTGGTCGGAGCTGGCGGAATACATCATCCCGCGTCGCACGCGATTCTGGACCGGCGACAAAGAGCGCGGCGACAAGCGCAACCAAAAGATCATCGATTCAACGGCGCGGTTCTCGGCGCGCACGTTGTCGAGCGGCTTGCACGCGGGGCTGACCTCGCCCGCGCGGCCGTGGATGAAGCTTACGACGCCCGATCCGGACCTGGCGAAATTCGGGCCGGTGAAGGAATGGCTTCACGAAGTCACGATGCGAATGCTGACGGTGTTCGCGCAGACCAACATCTACAACGCCTTCCCAGTGACCTATGGTGATATGGGCGTCTTCGGCTCCGCGGCAATGGGCCTGCTACCGGACTCGAAGGATCTGTTTCGGTGCTATCCCTACGCGCTCGGCTCGTTCGCGCTCGGGCTCAACAAGCGCGGAACGGTCACGACGTTTGTTCGCGAATATGAGCTGACCGTTCGGCAGGTTGTCGAGGAATTCGGAGCGATCGACGGCGGTCGCGACGTGGATTGGTCGCGTATCTCGTCGATCGTGAAGACCGCATGGGATCGAGGCGATTACCAGAACTCGATCCCGATTCGATGGCTGATCGAACCAAACGAGAACCGCGATCCGAACAGGCTCGAAGCGAAGTTTCTGCCGTTCGCCAGTTATCAGTATGAGGCGAACGCCAACGAGGCCGGGAAGACGTTCCTTCGCGAGAGCGGCTTCCGGTCGTTCCCGGTGATGTGCCCGCGGTGGGACGTAACGGACGGCGACAGCTACGGGACCGATTGCCCTGGCATGACGGCTCTCGGCGACGTGAAGCAGCTTCAGATCATGCAGCGTCGCAAGGGGCAGGCGATCGCGAAGATGGTCGATCCGCCGCTCACGGGACCGACGAGCCTTCGCACGCAGAAGACTTCGCTTCTCCCGGCCGATATCACTTACGTAGACGTGCGCGAAGGCCAGCAGGGCTTGAAGTCGATTCACGACGTCAACCTCAGA